GTATCCATATGATCCCCTCATTAATCCCTGTTTACTTTCAACTCTTACTGCTCTTGCAAGCTCATCTGGTGTTGAAATCTGCTGATTAACATTAATTGTCTGATTGAAGTTTCCTAATCCGGTGCCAACACCTTTACCACCCGACATTCCAGCACTTACCGTTGAAATGCTTGCATTAATGTTCTTTGTAATACCGTCTGTGCTCATAAGATTCTGTATACCATCATCAAAACCAGCAACACACATCTCACCCAGATATTTAAACTTACGCGATGGTGAATGGATTCCAAGGGCATCTTTTGCAGCATTAAACAGATTTGTCGCAAGATTTTTTACATTTCCGGTCAACCAATCCCAGCCCGCTTGTATTCCGCTCCAAATTCCATCAATAATATTCTTACCGATGCTGCCCCAATCCATCTCTTTAAATGAATTTACAAGGCTAGTAAACAATTTCGGTACGGCTACCAACAAATTTGCCGTGTTTGTAATCATAAATTCTGCCAATTTTACAAGGATATGAACAGCAGCCTTTAGTAACTGCGGTGCATTTGAAATTAATGCCGATACCAACCGTGCAATGATAATTGGTGCAGCCTCTAACAATTTTGGAAGTGCATTTAAAATTCCATCCACCAACGAAACCAGCAAATTAATACCAGCCGTGATTATATTTGTCAGTGTACCAGGTTCTGTTATCGCCATTGCCAACGATATCACAGCATCAACCCCGGCAGATAATAAATCTGGCAGTTTTTCTGCTATACCATTCACAAGATTAAGCAATATCTCACTACCACTGCTAAACACAGAATCTGCATTATTCGTAATTTCTGCGATTAATTTCATAGTTATGTCGTAGGCAGTGTCTCCAAGTATTGGAAGCAGTGATAATATTCCCTCTGAAAGTATAATGAGAATTTCTGCCCCACCACTCAAAAGTTCCGGCAAATTTTCGTTCAAGCCAGTTACAATAGATGAAATCATGTTTACACCAGACTGTATTAAATCTGGCAGAACATCATTTGCCAATTCTGGGATTCGATCAATAATAATCGGAACTAATTCCTCAACCAGATTTCCGACACCATCCAGAGCGATTTCTACTCGTGGCAATATATTTTCTGCTACAGTTCCAACAGAATTAACAAAATCTTCTACAAGTTGGTCGAAATTCTGATTGTCATCAGCAACACCGACAAGTAAATTTTGCCATGATGCTTTCATGGCTTCAACACTACCTTGAATTGTAGTGCTTGCTTCCTTTGCGGTTGTTCCCGTAATGCCTAATTCATCTTGAATTACATGGATTGCAGAATAAACATCGCTTAAGCTGTCCAGATCATACTCAACACCCGATAACGCTGTTGCATCTGCAAGAAGTCGTTCCATCTCTGACTTCGTACCACCGTATCCAAGTTTTAAGTTATCCAGCATCGTGTAGTTCTGTTTTGCAAATCCTTGATAAGCGTTCTGGATGGATTCCATCGAAGTTCCCATCTTATTTGCATTATCAGCCATATCAATAACTGCCTGATCTGCTATTTGAGCCGCTTCTAGTTCACTAGATGTACTCTGTTTTAAAGATGCGGCAAACCCGGAAACTGTATCCATGTACTCATTAGCAGACAGGCCGGCTGTTTTATATGCCTTGGAAGCGTTGTCCATGACCTCGTTTTGTGCGATCATAAGTTTTCCATATTCTTCTCGCACTTCATTTACACTTTTTCCAACGCTATCGGCATAATCCCATACGCTCTGTCCGCCAGCTCCAAATAAAGTCTCGACACCGCCCACAAGCTGTTCATAATCTGCATAGGCACTGACCGCTGCCGTTCCGATTGCAGCAATCCCTCCGGCTGCCGCCGTAACTCCTGCAGTTATTCCTGCAGTAATTGTTTTCATGCCATTGACCGTTATGCCACCCAGTGCACTGACGCCCTTTTTAAATCCATCTGTTAATAATTTTGTATCAAAAACTAAAGATCCATCAGACCTTCACTGGTTCACCTCACATTCCTAGTTGAAAAGATTGCTGAATTTTTCATCTTCTTCCAACTCAGTTTCTGTTTTCCTATCAATTTCCCATGCTCTACGCATTTCAGAATATATATCTCTATCTTTATCCTGATTCTTCTCATAACAGCGATATCCCATGACTTCACGTAGCCTCGTGCTGTCGTTAAGTCCTCGTATCAAAGCTAAAAACTTATGCCAGTGTAATTCGTCCACTTCAAACAAATCAATGCCGTATTGCCCTAAAACTGCACTGTATATGAGATCACTATCAAGTTCATAATCCAATGTGATTACGTTTCGATGATAAATATCTCTTGGTAATGGTGTTTCCGGTCTTGAAAAAGCAAATAATTCATTCAAATTACAATGCGCCGGCATTTCATTTTTAAATAAATACGAAACATCGATATTTTCTCCACGCTTCAGCTTTGTAACTTCGATTTCAAATCGCATCCAGACACGAAAATCTGTATATATAGAAAAATCACTACCGCCCACTCTGACGGTGTTTGGTAGTGATTTTCTTGTTAGATCAAGCATTGGCTGCACCAGGAAGATTAGCCATTGCTGTTGCGCTGTTTACCAGATTATTAATTTTATCAATCTGCGCCGAGTTCAACGTTGCTCTCATTTTCTCCATCTTATAATCATTTAAAGGTTTATTATAAGCATCATTGATTTTCAGCACTCCAATGGATAAATCTGACAGATCGATTTCATCCAGATTATCCGATCCTAAAATCTCTTTTGCATTCGCCTCACCAAGAATATCTTTTACAAATTCATGTAATTTTTCAAATTTTTGTCTTGCCTTGATATTAAGATTGTCCACTTTCAAAACTTCATCCAGCTTATTCATAACTGAAACTGTCTTTTTCGGCAAATCATAACTTCTACTGTTAATAATTACTGTATAATCCATAAATCCTCCTAAGTCGCGCTATCCGCAGTATATGTCGGTACTCCATCACTAACCGTAACAGTACCTCGATCAATGTGGTTAATTGAAAAACTAAAATAAATCTTCTCTGCAACGGAATCAAAATGATCCAGTGTTAAAGTTGCTTTTGTTTTCCATGCCTTAAATTTAGGCGTTTCCTCTGATCCAATATTTCCATCAAATACAATCAGGAGATCTTTCTTTACATCTTCGCCTGTAGGCAAATTGAAAAACATATCATACAGATAATCAAATGCCGCATCTCCCTTGTTTGCCTGTAAC